AGGACAAATCAAATTTTACATTGTGTGCAATAAGTAGTGTAGTCTTATCTAGAATATCTTGTAATTCTTTATGAGACTTTTTTATATCTATGTTTGGTAATTCATTGTGATTAAACCAAATAACTTTTTTTTTATCAGGTTCGTCTACAGGCATAACGCCAACACATACCATATAGTTATCTGGTTTATAAGGGGAGGGACTTTTGTTTGTTACTGTTGTTTCTATATCTAATACTAATTTCATTCTTTTACCTTATGTGTGGAAGGCAGGCAGTAAAATAGGAATAAAAACCACCTACCTTCCGAGTCATCGGATAGAGGACTAAAGCTTGATCTGAGCCTGCTTTAAAGCATGTTCAAGTTTCTTAACTGTGTGCAGACAATCTTCTATGTATAGATTTTTCTCCTTGGCATTAAGAGGCGAAACTACCGTGAAGATCTCATCTATAATGTCTACGACTTCGTGACCAGAAAAGTTACTTAAACCACTAACAACATTACTCCATACAGCAACACTGCTTAAAGGCTTAGACTTAGCTTCTATTGTAATATCAGCCTGTTCTCCGACAATGTCAACTTTCTGCTCAGGTATTTCTGGTGAAGAAGGCGGCAGGATAAGACCGTCATCATTATCTTCAAACACAGAAAACTCTGCTAGAGCATCATCGTTGACGTTTAAGTCTTCGATACAAGGTAAGTTATTGGGGGGGACAGTACCTTCATCTAGACTTAAATCATTTTGTGGTTCTTCGATAACCACTTTTGTTTTACGTAATCTTTTTAAAGCTTCTGAAATAGATTTAACATTATCAGTTTCAACCCATTCCATAACTTGTTCTTTAGCAACTGCAATCTTTCTGTAGTTGTGTGCCATTTGCCTACTAAATGGTAAGTTTTCTGTAACCCAAAACTTCCATCTAATACCATTCAAACTACAATGATCTTGTGCTTCAATAAGTAAGTCACCAATTTCAATAGCAGTTACTAATGTGTTTCTAACCAGAACTTTCATAGTCATAGCTTTTTCTTCTATTTCTTTTCCATATGCATTAAGCACAGGATCTACCTTTATAGGTAATGGTTGATTCATAATTTCCTCCTAATCTCTGAACCGTGCAGTGTCTGAATCGACAACGCATACCCAACGATCTTGAACACCATTAATTTTATTCTTAACAACATTTACCCATCGTTGGTTAGTGTCACCCTCTTCAATATTTTCTTTACCAAAGAGGACTATTAAATCAGCTTCACCTGCTTTACCTGTTTTAGAACCAGACATCATACCATAATGCAGCATTGTCTTACCTTCAGCATCAGCAGATAACTGATTAAACCCTAAGAATACACAATCATATCTTTTAGCAATAGATCTTGCTTGACCATACAATTCTGTTAAACGTAAATCTTCACGAGCAAATGAGCCTGACAAAGGTACTTTATCAAGTATATCAACACAAACGATATCAGGTTTTTCCTGCTCTATTTTCATTTCAATCTGACCAAGTGTCATTTGATCACCATCAAGTACGATTAGGTTGTCACCAACTTTCTTCCATACTTCTTTTAACTTTTCATTTTTACCTTTTAACTCACGAGTTACAATACCAGATGCAGCAGATAGCATTCTATGTGTGTGTCGCTTTGGTAGTTCTTCATTTGTAATACACAATACTTTAGCACCTTGATCAAGGAATCCTCCTGGACCTGCAACAGAGTAATGCCAGAACATGGATTTACCTACATTAGGCCTAGCACCACATATAGCTAACATTCCTCTTTCAATACCAGGTACTCTTGCATCTAGGGAGGGTAAATTAAATGAGAAAGAGTACCCTTCATCCATACCACTTAATAATGAATCGACATCTAAATTCAGTTGTCTTTTATCACTAGTATCTGTAGAGGCATGAATATCTTTTAATTCTTCTAATCTTCTTATTACAGGATAAGGATCATAATGCTCACCCTGTACAATCTTAATTGCTTCTTGAGCTACTTCTCTAGCTGACTGTTGTATAGATAGTTTACGAACCATATCTCTAGCTACATCTACACCAATGTCTTCTACTTTCGATAAAGCATTAAAGGTAGCTTGTACCTGGGCAGACTTAGCTGAAGAAAGATCTGGATGAGATGCAAGATAATGCTTCTCTACTTCTGTTATGGTTAAATCTCTATCGTAAGAGTCGTAAGCTGAATAGATAGCATCTTTAATCGCTTTTGTTCCATTCAAGAATACACTATCTGATACATCTTTTACTTCTCTAGCAAAAGTTCTATCGGTTACAATCTTCTTTAGAAGTTCTCTATATACATCTGTTGTACTCATATCCTATTATCCTATTTGTAATTCATTCATTGCTTGTTCTTTGTTAAAATATTTTAAATCGTCTCTAATTAATGCGATTCTACAATTCGTGTATACACTTAAAGTCTTTTGGATGTCAAATGATTTCGCATAAGCATCTGGATCAAGTGCAACAACTAGTGTCTCATATTTTTTTAAAATATCCACATAGTTATCCAACAATGATGTTCCTAATAAAGCAATGCCTGTACAAAAAGGTGCAACTGTAGTTGCTGATGTAGCATCTTCTACAATTACTCCTGTTGTGCCACTGCCGATTATAAAAGGGTGTGCAGCATTATCATATCTATACCACTTAGGTTGTTGTCTAGAGTTCAATGCTCTACCCACTGCTCCTACTACTTCGCCTTCATGCACAATGGTAAATACTGCTCTATGCATTTTAACATCATAGTAAAATCTATCTTTATCTAATAAATAACCTTCTAAGCAATTAAACTTTTCCAGGTAATTCATAGTTTCTTTAGAACGATTAGCTTCAATGAAGTATTCTGGTAACACAAAAGGTAGCTTCTCATCATTTATGTCAAATGTATTTGACACAATTCGTGATAAGTCTTCTACACTTAAATCCTCTTCAGTATTACCTTTAGCTTTACATGAAGCACTAAAACAATTCCACAATAAAAAACCCCTCCGTTTGGTTACCGAAAGGGTTTTAGTATGTCCACAGAAGATACAATCTATTCTTTTGTTTGTACCTTCATCTAAATCTAGTTCTTTAATTCTTTCTAATTGATTATATAATCCATTTTGCATATCTATTTGGGGTAGGTTTTATATATACCCCCTCTACCACGTTGGTAGTAGTTATATCTATGAAATTAGATCTGTCAACTAAATTTTGAAATTTTATTATTTGCAAGGCTAATGTTTCGCATTGAAGTATTTATATGTTCTAAACATTCTAATTCAATTTTGCCTTCTAATTCATCTGAGTACACAAGCTTACTTTGTATAGACTCCATATCTTTAAATACTCTTCTGAGATCATTTAATATATTTTCCATTTTATTCTCCTTCTATATCTATCTCACTGGTGTAATGTTTTTGTACACCTCTTCTTGTAGTTTTACCATGAACAAGTTGTATCGTAATGTCCTCTCCTACCAGAGACAACCCTGAACAATATATTACGAATACTAAATTAGTTATAATAGCTTTTCATATATTCGACACAACAAACCCCATAAAAAAACATGGCAACTAAGTTTTATTTTAATTGCCATGCCTACACATATAAGGATGTTCTTACATATATACGTAAACTTTTTGTAAAAACAATCTTGACATTACGATTTTTATTCTAGCAAACACTAGTAACTGCACTTGCTAAATTAGACTTATAGGCCATGATGTACATCACAAACATTATTAAAAACAATACCTTACCTATAATATTAACTATCTCCATTATCAATCTCCCTTTTCTCTTTTTTTCTGTTATACTTCTTTTTATTAGAAACTACCCTAGTATACGTATTTTGTTTCTCTCTTATTACCCTGGGTTTACTAATTTCTTTTTTCATTTTACCAATGCCTAAGCACTCCTGCTACTATAAAAAAACAAGTTGCCCAAGCTACAAACTTTTCAATTAATTTTATGTATAATCCTATCTTAGCTTGTTTCTGCCGCAGGATCGCAGTCTTAGGTGTATCATCATCTGTTTCACCTATAGGATAATCAATAGCTCTTGCAATTATTTTTTCTAACGAAGTGTACATTAATTTAAATCCCTTGGATCTATAGGCTCATCATTTTCTAACTGTATCTTTTCTAAATCTTTCAACACTTCTTGTACTTCTGGAAACATTACTTGCATAGTAGGAAAGTTGTTCCAGTCTTGTTGTTCAAATTGTTCTACGAGTTTCATAAAGTCTTTATGGTTGGTGTGTGTTCTCCATACAGTAAGTCCTAAGAATATAAATAGACTAGCTACATCCATAGGATGAACGTCTTTCCGGTTTAGATTTATAACTGCATTAATAAATTCTAAACTTATTTCTTTTACATCTTCATCTGATAAGTCATCACTTTTTGTAAACATTATTTAACTCCCTCTGTTTTTAAAAATATATAAATTACAAGTAAAGCTGTAAACAAAAGTATAAACGAACAACTCCACCCAAATATTAAAGACACTGTTACTATGTCCATTTTAATTTCTCCTTCCTTAATAATTCTCCTTTAAACTTTTTCCACTGTGGAGTTGTCGTGTCTACACGATCTACCTTTTTTTGTACAGGGGTAAAATTAAATTCATGTTGTGGATTAGTCATTTAAATCTCCATGTTTTTTAGTATATGTTCAATAACTCTTACAGTAAATCCATTACCAAGCATTTTGTATCGTTGGGTATTTGATACTCCCTCAGTATAGTTATCTGGTACAGTCTGTAACCTCTCGCATTCCAATGGTGTAAGCTTACGCCAATGTAATTCATCAACGCTATCCCATTCATGCCTGTCATAAGATAGTCTGCCACCAGATCTGACTGTTTTAGATTTATCTCTAATTTTACTTATCTGTATTGTATGTTGCTTAGAAGTATTAGCAGTTATGGTATTAGATTTATCATCTTTTCTTTCTACTAAATGCCTCATATGTCTAGGCGACCAATCCTTACCTGTCTTTTTCTTATGTTCTCGTCTTATCTTATTAGCTTCTGGTGTTCTCACCTCAGTCATAGATTTAACAGCAACTTTAGGTTCTCTATTACCACCTCCCATTGAGTTAAGTGTAGGTGATTTACCATCCTCTGAATACACTCGCTTTAATATATCATGGCCATTTATTTCTTTAGCAGTGCCAACTTGTTTTGGTGTGTTATAAGTTTCAATGTATTGTTCTTTATTACTAGAAGTTAATGTAGGTGATTTACCATTCTCTGAATAAACTCTTTGTTTCGTTTCATACACTCCATCTCTATACTCAAACTCCATAATCTGTTTATCAAAAACATCAGTTTCAATACCTAATATATCTTTAAGTTTAAACCAAATGTCATCACCAGGAATAGCGAAGCTAGTATCAGTTCTAAACCAATGCTCTACTTTAGTAACAGGCACATCAGTTTCTGTTGCTATCTGTTTATTTGTTTTTCCAGATTGTTCTTTCATGGACCTAAGTAAATATTGTAAACCTTTTATATCTACCTCATGCTTTCTAACTTTCACTTCTTCTACATTCATTCCTACTTTTTTAGGTGTATTGTAAGTTTCCAAAGGCACTAGTGTCATACCATTGTTGCCTGCACCTTTATACATAGTAGCTGTACAAGTTAAAGATTTTTCATCAGGAAATTTAGTATGTTTTAAATTTCTTTCTGTATTCTTAGTTGGTTTTTCATGAGTATCTACTTCCAACACATCTCTCAATACAATACCAAGATCGTCTGGCTGTTCAATTCCTGGTATGTTGGTCCAATACAATCTGTTTCTATTCTGTGCCGAAACAAGTGCAGAGTTAATCAGAATAGGTTCGATACCAAATAGACCACCATTTGTACACTCAGGATATATGTTAGATACTTGTTCCGATATCACAGCTTGAAACTCTTTCTTCATACGAACATTCTCAAGCAAGAAGTATTTAGGTTTAACTTCTTTTAGTATTCTAACAAACTCAAAGAATAATGCAGATCGTGGATCATCGAATGCTAATTGTTTGCCTGCAAAACTAAATCCCTGGCAAGGACTACCTGCAACAATCAAATCAATCTCAGGTAAATCTTTACCTTTAATATCCTTAACATCTCCAAGTTGTATAGTATCTGGAAAATTCTTTTGTGCTATTTGTATTCCATATTTGTCTATCTCACTTGCATAATAATTATCAACTTTAATTCCTAAGTTTTTAAGTGCAATTTGAGTGCATGACATTCCGTCAAATAAACTAAGTACATTCATTATTCTTCTCCTTTTTTAAATACTCTTGTGCTTCTTCATCATGTGCGAATACATTACAGCTATCACACTTTTGTATCTCATCTTGCCAATCTTCATCATTAGACAAAACCCAACCTTGATTGTTGCAATCTAAACATTCCATTATTCTTCTCCTATTTTAATTCTACTGTAACACCATTGTTATCAGTGTATAAATATTTGGTTTTACTATTTGTAAATAAAAGTATATTACGCAGGTCTTCAGCAGACATTGAAGCTAGTATTCTTTCAGCACCTGCTCTAAGCTCATCATCTGTATGGCAAGCATCAAAATTTAATTGATGTTTGTTGATGATGATAGATCTCTCTATCTTTACTTCTATTGTTTCTTCTAATATTGCACTCATTAGTTACCTCCATTTGTATATAACAATATTTCTACTACACCGAATGCTATTATAAGTAAACTACCTATAAAAGGTACTAATAAAATTTTCAATGTAGTTATATTTATTTTATAGTTCTGTTCTTTAGTTAGTTTCTTCATT